TTCAATATCAACACTAGTTACCAAAGTTGGTAAACCAACAGGTATAGCAGGGCCAGAAGCTCCATTAGCTAGTTCAATAGCAGCGTTTACTTTTTTCCTTACGTCAGGATTAGTAACTCCACTTGTCGAAGCATATGTAACTTCAGCTCTCATATAAATACCAGTACCAAACATAGGCGCGTAATCAATATTGATCTCAGTTGCGCTAGCAGTACTTACGTGTATCACGTTTTCAGCAGGAAGTAAATCTACTTCACCGCTTGCTTTTAGAAATGATATATATCCCATTTTATTTATCTTTTAAATGTTAATAATTAATTAAGATGTAAACAATACAAAATTGTTTGCAGCTTGTGTTACTAAACATCTTTCAGATAGATAGTGTACTTCCATAGCATCAAGAGAAGAAGTATAAGCACCACCGACAGAACCAGTGATCCATGACTTCATTCTTCTATCATCAGTTTCAGAAGCTCTATATCTTACGTGTAAGAAAGGACGTCTGATGTTTGATCCTAACATTTGATCGTAAACTGTAGAAGTTCCAGCAGGAACTAACACACCTTTGATATTTGTAACCATACCTCTAGTAGAAGCATCATTTAAATATTTCCAGTCAGTTTTATAGAAGTCATAAGAACCTCTTCTAAAACCAGAGAAACCAAAGTTAAGAGCCATTTCTGATTCGTTATCAAATAAACCATAAGATGCAGACTGAGTAGAAGCAAAACCTCCACCAGCTTGAGCAGCAATCATATCATCAAAATCAAGAGCAGTAGCTCTGTCTAAGAATAACATGTTTTCTTCAATAGCACCTTGTAAATCTAATTGTTGTAAGATAGCATCAAAATCTCCTAATGCACCAGCTCCAGGAGCAGCAGCACCAGCAAATCCAGAATATACATTACCTCTAGCGTTTAGAGAAGCGAATAAACCTTCAGTACCTGTACCGTAGTTATTAGCAGCAGTGTTAACAGTAACACCAGAAGTAGCAGTAGCTTTTTCACCTTCAACCATAGCCATTTCAAGATAATCTTCATATCTTAATCTAGTTTCTGATTCAGCTTTCATATACCACAAGTATCCAGATGTACCATCTTCAGTAGCAACTTCAATCCAACCGATCTGAGCAGTGTCAGAACCGTTTACGAAATATTTATCTTTAATGATAATTGGTCTATTGCTAAATTGAGTTACTTGAGGAGTAACAGAACCTATCATTCCTTCAGTACCTTTAGCAAAATCAGAACCGTAAACAAATACTTTTAAGTCTGAGTTACCTAATGCTCCAAAAGTAGCAGCAGTATAACAAACAGCAGTAAAAGTAAAAGTTCCAGGTGCTGGAGTAGCATCGTTAGCAGCTGCAGTAACCAAACCTTTTAGTGTTAACCCAGAAGCTGGATCAAATACCACTATACTTTGGTTTATTCTTACAACTACTTCATTAGGAGCAGCTCCAAGAGGTGTTTGCACAGTAAAAACTGTACCAGCTACGTTGTCAACTTTGTCTACATTGTCATAACCAACATGTAATCTATTTTGTTCAGACCAAATTACTTGATCCGATGTCATTGGCATTTCAGCGCCAACCATTCTTAAGAAACCTGATAACGTTCTGTTACCAAATCTTTCTACTTCTTGCTCATAAAGCTCAGGTAGATATTGTTGTGCAAAATCCGCAAAATTAGCTCCAGCTGCATCATTCCACTGTAAATAGTTAGTAGAAAGGATCGACTGATCTTGAGTAGGTGCTAATCCAGCGTTTGTCACTGTGAATTGTCCCATTATATTGAGTTTTTATTTTTTTCTTATTTTTAATTTAGCACTATTTATTCCACTAACCGCTTTTATTTTCATTCCACCTAAAAATACTGCATCTGGATCAGGAGATAATCTTGGTTCAGAATTAATATTTTTAGATTTAGCAAACTCTGTTTTCACAGCATCAGCTTTTCCTTGTTCATAAAAGTGACTAGCTATAGTGTCTATGTTTTGTGCCGCAAACAAAGATTTGTGGTAGTTACTTAAATCCGTAATTGCCCCATCTTCATTTAAGAACTTCTTAAGAAAATTTGCAATATCATTTTGATTTTTTGCTAACTCACTTGGATTATTAACTTGATATTTCACATTTTTATCTTTTAATTTAAAATCAAAACCTTTGAAATCTTCATTAAAAAACTTGTTTGATCTATCAATAAAATCTTCACGAGTCTTGTTTACCTTGTCTTGCTCACTATTGTATCGGTTGAAAAAATCCATTGCTTTTTGTTGCTCCTGAGTAACGCCCGGTCTCAACTTGATCTCGTCGTAATACTTACTCTTTGTTTGCTCTAAAAAGTTTTTGGCTTTAGCAACCTCTTCCTTTATTGCAAGCTTTCGCTTACGTACAGTTTTTTCATCATCTTCTTCCTCATCATACGAAAATTCATCATTAAGTAAAAACTCAATTTCTTCGTTATCTAAGTGAGGTTTAGATTGTTTATAAAATTCTTTTAATAAAGTAACATCGTCAGCTGATGAATAATCAGCATTTAACCTTACGTAGTCTTCAACTGTTCCACCTGTTTCTTCCATGAACGAAACTAGTTTTTCGATGTTTTCTGGTAAAGGTTTCCCTGTTACTTTTTCATCTCTTATAGCTTCTTTTAATTCACTAGTAACTTCTTTAACTTCTTCTTTAACTTCTTCTTCTTCTTTTACTTCTACTATTGGCGAAATTATTTCTTCGGTGCTCCGTACTTCTTCAACCACTTTTTCGCTACTTGTCTCGTTTTTCTTTTCTTCGACAATAACATTGCTATCATTTGTGCTTTGTGTTTGAACGGCATCTTCTTTATTTTTGTTTAAATCTATCTTAGCAGGTTCAGTTTCTTTTACTTCTGGCTTTTTAGATAAATCTATTTTGTTAGATTCTGGTTTGTTGTTGGATAATTTTTTAGGACGCTTTTTAATTTTAAAGTCACCCTCTTGTGGTGTATTTTCTTTGTTTTCCATGATATGATATTATATAATAATTAGCCTATTTACTAGGCATTTCAAAATTGGTTGGTAAAGTACCATCCTGTCTTTGTTGTATAAGTTGACTTTGTTGAGTTGCCTGTATCTTGGTTCTTTCATCTTTACGATCTTCTATAAAAGCTTCTTTGTCTCTCATACCTTGAACTTCCATAGCTTTCAACTCTTTGTCAAACCCATATTGTAATTCTATTAATTGCTTTTTTAATTCAGTTTCGCTCTGCATTCTTTGTAATTCAAATTGAGATTTTCCTTGTTCAATTTGTAATGTCGTTTGAGCTAACGCTTGTTGCTTTTGTACTTCTGCCATAGCTGCTCTTTCAGAAGCTTGTGCATTTGCATCTGCTTGAGCTTTTATATTAGCTAAATTATTTTGTTGATCTTTTTCAGCTTTTTGTTCTTGTTTGAGTTTTAATAACTTATTAGCTAATTTTAAGTTTTTTATCTCTCGTATCTCTATAGCGTCTGGTAAACTTATTGACTGCTGTTGTAAAGCTACTTGTATATTTTGTTCTAGTGACGCTTTAGCTTCTTCATCTGGTTCAATCTCTAGGTATATACCAAAATCATATAAGTGAAGATTTTGTATTTCTTCTAATGTTTTTACATTGTATAGACTTATACTGTCTATTAAACTTTCTCTTAATAAATCAAACTGTATACTGTCAGCAACTCTTAATGATATATTTTCACAAGCTCTTAATGTTAAAAACAAACTAGCATTTAATATATGTCTAGTTGCTACATTTGAATTGGCTGCAGCAAGTTTTTGTAAACCAACTAATGATTGCTTGTCTGGCATAGTACCATCTCTAGCTTCATTAAGTCCTGTTACATCTCTAATCATTTTTAAATAATACTCATACGTTGATATAAGAGAGTTTATTTTTTGACCACCTGAAGAAGTATTTAACTCTTGTATTGGAATTTTACCTTGGTTAATATCACCATCTTGAGTCATAGATCTACCAACTATAGAACCTGTTTGAAAATACATATTTAATGCCTCAGCTGGGTTGTAATTAGTACCGTTACCTAGATCTACTTCTGCTAATCCATCTACATCCATAAATACACCGTCAGGAACCACTCTAGAAAGAACTTGCTGCAGTTTTAAGGAAGTTAATTGAATCATATCAGCAAAACCTATCATACGTTCTACAGTTGACTCTATACGACCTTTATACATATGAGGTGCAACTAGTTGGTAATTCATATTAACTTTAACAGTGTTTGAATAAGGTCTAGTCATATTCTCTGCTATTTTCCAGTCTAGCATTATGTCATGGCCTAATATCTTAGCTCCAGAATACAATACTTCTATTGACCTAGATACTTTGTCAAAGTTATCGCTTGGTGGTGGATTAAAAAAGTCAGGTTTTTCTAAAGCTTTTTCTAAACCGTTTTCAGTGTATTTTATTTTATACACTTGATCCATATAAGTTTTATATTCAAAATATAATACTTGTACAGTGTTATTGTTATCTTTACCTGTCCAGTTTCTAGTATAGTTAGTATTACCTGGAAATTTTTGTATTTGCTCTAATTGCTTGTTAGTTAATTCAGGAAACTCTTTTTTAAGTTCTGGCAAACTAATGTTTTTAACCTCGCCAACGTAATATATATCTTCAAAATTAGGATCTTCTGTATAAGACCAAACTAAATTAGCTGGATCAACATAGTCAACGACAATACCTTCTGATTTATTCCAAGAAGTTTTAACAGCTCCAATACCTAAAACAACTAAGTCTCTATTAAATCTAGCTCTAGTTAAATCATATTTGTTTTTAGCTAAAGTATTTTCTATTAACTCTTCTTCTGCAATTTCAATAGACTGTTTATAGTCTAACTGCATGTGTATTTCTAATTCTTCTTCAGTCTCAGGAGCGCCAGCTGGAGCTTCTTTAAGATCTATGCCTAATTCCTGCTGCATAGTCTGAATAAACTCTCTAGCTTGAATATCTCTATATATTTTATTAGCGTATTCAGTTCTTTTCTTTTGCGAAGCTGGATCTTGAGAAAAAGCTTTTATATCATACATTTTGTCTGACATACCATTTACAACAATGTCTACAAACTTAGGTATAACAGGGACTGGTTTCCAGTCCAAGTTTAAGTAAGACAAATCACCATTAATAGATAATTCATCCTTGTATTTTTGAACAGACTGTTCTCCTCTAGCATAAAGTCTTCGTTGGTGAAAAATAGTATAATTAAAAGAATATCTATTACCGCCAACTCCTTGGCTAAACCATTCACCTTCTATAGCTCTTGCTACTTGCAGACCATATTCTGCAGTCATTTTCTCTTCTTGTGGAATTACTTGATCTGGAAAAGAGCTTCTAGTGTTAGTGTATATCATTTATTTATTAATTTTTGAAAGAAATCCATCGTTGTTATACTTTTTTATTCCTAAATTTACTTTTTTTAACGTTCTGTCTGCTATTGGTTTATATTTATTTCTATTACAAGCCATAATAGCAAGTCCAGAACTAATAGAAGCATCATGCTTTGTTCTATTATTTATATTAAATTTTCCCCAATCTTCTAATGTATCTTGATGATACATATCTCCATATCCGTTTTCTTTTAAACCTACATAAGTATCGATGTAAGCTTCAATAGCAGCAGCGTGTGCTTGTTTAATGTCTTCACTTGAATTAGGTATTCCACCTATTTCTTTTTCTGTTGTAGAAAGTTTATTCCAAATTTTATCAGGACGATTCATTGAAAAACCTCTATAACCTCTACGTTTAAAATAGTATAATAATCTAGGTTTATTATTTTCTGCTAGTATAGGCATTCCATAAAATACGCAAGCCATTAGTACATCTTCAAAAAATATTTCAGCCGTCTGTGGTCTTGATATATATTCTAAGAAAAAATGATTAGACGGCGCTTCATCCATAGAAAACTTAGTTAACCCATGTAATGATCCTTTAGAGCCTCTACCATCAACAGTACCACTAATGTCATAACTATCACAACCAAAAGCACCTACATGATCATTACCTGGATATTTAATTCCACCTTTTATAATAACTTTATTTTGAAGTAATTTAGGTGGCACCCAGCTAATTCTAAATCTACCATCTTTGTTTGGTACAAATATTACTTCTGTATCTTTAACACCATTAAGCCACTGAAAACTACCTGTAGTTATATTTGTTCTGTTATTAAAATCTTCATTATAATCAATTTGTTCGTATATTTTAGTAAGATTAAAAAGACTTTGTTTAGTTTCATCTCTAAAAGCATGTTTTTCAGTTCTTGGAAACTGTCTGTAATATTCGTTTAAACTATCTTGATCTGACTTTAAGCCTTCAACCTCGTTTTCCCAGTGTTCGATAACGCCTGTTGTAATTTCAAAACCGTCGACTCCTTTGACAGGATCTTTTTTTCCAATGAAAACAGGTGATCCGTAAGAATCCATGAATCCTTCGTAGTTCCACTCCATAGGGACGAACAAAGAATAGAGTCCAGAAGAAGTTTGTCCATTTCTATTTCTTTTTGTAACGTCTGAATTATAGTATAATTTTTTGAAGTTGTTTCCACCTTTGTCTAGCGCATTTGAAGTTGAGCCCATCATACATTTTCCTACTATTCTAGATCCTAATCTCAATGTAGTCTTTGTAACTCTCCAATTGTTTAATATATTATCAGGTCTTTCCCATTTACCACTTTCATCATGAGCTAATAATTTTAGCTTTTCACCATCATAAGAGTTATCACCTGTGTTTTTCCAGTCAATAGTTGTATCAAGTCCGTCTAGCTCTCTTAGTTGCTCATTGCTCTCAAGCTTCCTTCTAGTAAGCTTCGAAGCTGGAACTCTGTATGCAAGTTCTGTTTTAGGACGATCCATACCGTCCTGGATCGGTTTGAAGAAAAACGGATAGTTAACGGATATTGGGACGACTTTATCTGTAAACATTTTTTTAGCATCTGATCCAGACTTAGAGAGTATACCAAATCTGGCATCACTAGATATTGTTGCTTGGTTAACAAGTTCTGCCGAGGACATAAATGAAAATCCAGATCGTCTGTTCTTAAGGTAGCACATCCCGTAACATCTGTTATCTGCCTTACATGCTTCCCAAAATATAAAGAATAATCTATTGGCTTCTCTATAGTCTGGTGCTCCAATATCGATCTTTGACCATTGCAAGTACATGTAATGAGTGCCAGTAATGTAAGTAGCAACACCGTTGTTATAAAACCAAAATCCTTGTTCTCGTCTAGTAAATTCTTCATCTATATAATCGTACCACTTTTCTTTAAAATCTGATGGGTATTCCTCCCAATCAAACCTACTTTTAATTCTATTTAGTTCTTTTGGGTACTCTTGTCTTTCCCAACGTTGTTCCGCTTTTTCTTTACTTCGTTTAAACGGTTCATCTGCTGTTGGTAAAGCAATCCTGAGATTCTGTATTTCAATGATTTGTCCAATTTTTCCAGTTTTACTTATTACTATAAAATCATAATCAGAATTATAACCATAATCCCATTT